CCAATGGAACCCGTGTCCCCTTTTGGGCCGGTAGGGCCAGGAAGTCCAGGAGTGCCCTGCGCGCCGGTGGCGCCTGCGGGACCAGTCGGTCCAACAGAACCATCCGGGCCCGGTTCTCCTTGGGGGCCAGCGGGGCCGGCAGGGCCGTCCTCCTTGCTGTACCAAGTAAGGCGGCCTTGGCCTGCAGTTCCAAGAACTTGCCCTTCTTCACCTTCCTCAATTGGAAGAAAGAATAAGAGGTCCTTATCCTGGGAGTCAAAATGTTGCGCTATTACGGTTTTATATTGGGAGGAGGAAAAAGCGAGGGAGGAAACTTGGACTTCTTTGTCACTGAAGTCAGGGTCTATCTTACTTCCCGGCAATTGGAAATCGGTATGTAAGGACGCCGGGGTTAGATTAAGGAGGGTGTTTTTTCCTAAATCTATTGTCTTATTCTGAAAAGTCTCTGTGTTCTGGAGAGTGGCTAGGGTGCCTGTTCCTGGGAACAGAACCGAGGAAGCAGTGTCCGTTTGAAAGGAAAAGTTGCCAGAAGTACGAAGATTGCCTCCAAGGATTAACTCTCTATCCTGATTATCTAAATCAAGACGAAGGACTACATTCTTGGGGTCCAAATTGCCGCTTAAGGTAGAGACGTAGGCAAAACTTAGACTGGAGGGGGAAGTAGTACCAGGAGCCTGGTCCACAAAGCCCACAGGGCCGGAAAAGATTATGTTATCCGCATCTACGCGGAAGGTGTCAAGTGGCGCTCCGGGGCTGGCAAAAGAGATAACGCCGCCGGAACCAACCCCCCCTATTGCTGGGTCGTTGGCACTAAGTTCTAAATTCGACTTGGCACGTATCTGCAGCGTACCTGAAGTGGTAAGCGTCGTTAAGCCACCTAAGTCGTCAATACGCTCAAGGTTATACTTAGCGTTTGCGGTTAGGTTTGAATCCAGCCGAAGCTTAAGATTCGTACTTAATGTATATGCCATTGTCGGATACCTTTTAGTCTGCTGGTGCAGTCCCCGTGCCTATGGCGGCGGATGCCGTTGAAGCCGTTGGGAGGTTTAGCCGGTTTTATCAGCGTTCAAAAGTGCTGAAGGGAACCTGGCAAACAAACCATATACCTAATAAGGTACATGCTTATCCTACAAAAGAACACGTAGCATTACAAGTACTATTTAATACTTCGGAGGAAAAAGTGGACATGCGGGCCGGTCGCGAATCCGGCATCTGTCTTTAAGGTGCGCCCAGGTCATGACTCCTGCAGACGACAGTCTCACACTAAAGCGTGTCTCCAGGGTAGGTAGGGCATTACCCCTTATAACGAACCCAGCTTCCCACGCCACCGCATGTATTCTAACTATCTGACTGAATTACTTAGCGCGGACAACAACGTACTGAAGAACGTCACCGGCACCAGCTGCCGAGTTCAGGTTCACAGCAATGGAACCTGCGCCCGCTGCTGCTTTGTGAACAAACAGTGTTCCTGTGGCGTTTGATTTAACGGTAACTTGAACAACATCCGTAGCCACGCAGGCCACAGTGATTGTTTGGTTTACGTTAGCTATACAGGTATGCGTGCCGGCAGCTACAATGCTATGGCTCGCAGGTGCTGCGCCATCGACATACGACTTAACCGATTCTGCTAACTTGTTCTCACGACCGCCGAACTTTTGGGGCCAAGCACCTGCCCGTGCTGCCGCGGTAATAAGACTTGCAATAGGATTGCTCATAAATTTAGTCCTTGTAAAAGGCCCCCTCCAGCATGCCACGGGAGGAGGCCCAGTTAATGAAAATTAAGCGAGAGTAAAGTTGCTGATTTTCACGCAACCTGCTGGGTGCAAGTTGACGAGCTGGCCCATACCGTTCATGTACGAGACCATCAGGCGTTTGTGGTATCCGGCGGTGCCTGGAGCAAACATGAACACATCGCCGTTTTCAGCGCGTGCTGGTTTGAAATCAGTTCCACGGAATTGAAGGACTTTTTGGCCTTCGTTCTTACCTTCAGGCAAGATGTACATACGCGAGAAGTTACAGAATTCTGAACCTTTAATCTCGATGCTGTCATCCTGGTGAATGTACGAGAACTTAGCAACACCGCGTTTGTCATCGGTAACCGAGATGAAGCGGCGGTCCGTTTCACGGCTGTCGATAAATGCGGAGCGGGTTTCCCTGTTACACAGAGCCATTGGCCATCTGTAACGACCTTCACCAACTGCATTTTTAACTTGGTTCATTGCTTGTTCAATTGCGCTAACGTCAATAACAGCCGTGCCGTTGTCGTATACGGTGCCTTGAACAGCGCCGGACATCGTGATGCCGTTAACTAAACGACCGTCAGCTGAGACCAAGGAGTCGAGACCCGTGATAACTTCGGTTACAGTACCGTAGTCATTTGCGGTGTTGGTTAGGTCCGGAATCGTAGGTTGGCCGGTTTTGTAAAAAGCTTCGCCTGCAACTGGGGAAGTCCATGTGGAGACGGTAACAGCTGCGCCGTCTGTGTTGTAAGCCTGTAGCGTTACGGTGTTCGTTGCGCTGCGTGGGTCCCGAGCAAGAACTTTCCAGTAGGAGAAAGTGCCGGCTGAAACAGTAACAGCGGAACCTGCCCCGCCTGCTGCTGCGGTGTGCTTAACCAATTCATCAAATTGGAATAGGCCAGCGAAGCCCTGGTCCGTGTCCAATTGACGAAGCTTAACAACAGCTTTGCCGCCGGACAGAGTAACGGAAAGAAGACGACCGAGACAGCCAGTGCCGTCACCGTAGAAGTCCAAACAGATTTGGCGCTTCAAGCTGGTGATTTTGCTATCGACTTCCATTGCAAGTGCGGAAGCATCATACTTCGACTTGCTTTCCAGGATACGGCGATACAAGTTGTACTCAAGCTCGATGGTAGCATCAAGTTCTTTGTACTGGATTGTACCTTCTTGGATTGAGCTTTCCTGGCCAGCTGGGAACTCGGAGCGAACGCCCGGGTTACGATACTGGATAGCGCTTGGTCCAAGGGACTTTTGTAGCAAGTAGCGGGCTTCACGACCGTCTACTGAGCCAACACGCATCCTGTCAACCATTTCCCATTCTGGGTAGGAGACAGAAATGTTTTTGTGTACGCCTTCGATGAAGGAGATTGTTAGATAGTTGCCAAGTGCTAGTTGGCTGATTCCTGAGTAAGCCATTTTTCAAGTTCCTTTTGAAACTGTTGTGAGATTAGCGGGAGCGGAGAACGTCCATCAGGGCGTCAGTAAGACCGCCGATTCCGCCTTTTTTAATGTTAGCGTGCATTGATTGTTGTATATTAGACGGTCTCGCGGGGGACCGGGTAGCCGCCGCAGCGACTTGGGTTTGAGCAGCTTGCTTCTTGTTTTCGATGGCTCTTTTCGTCTGGACTTGTGCTTGCTTACCAATAATAGCACGGAAGGTAGTCGCCACTTGCTTAAACTCACGCTCAATAAGCTGCGATGTCAACTGTGTATTTTCTGGCAGTGCTTCCAGATTCTTAAGAGCCTGGTCCCAGATTGCTTGGTCCACTGCCTGTTCCTTAGCAGAGTCACCTAGGGTGCCAGCAAACCTGTGTTTGTTAAAGGCTGGCGTAATTTGGGATTCGAGGTTTCTAAGCTGTGCCTCTTCGCGTTCCGTTTGTGCGCGTGTAGCTTCTTCACCAGCACGTTTTTCCCGGAGGGTGGATTCCTTTTCCAACTTCTCCAGTTTTTCGCGTAGTTCTAATTCGCGTCGTTCGGAATCGCTAGCGTTCTGATACTTAAGTTCCTTCTCAAGTTCACCGCGTTTCCACTCAGAGTAGTACCCCCTTTTGCCGCCTAACAAATCTAGTAAACCTTCAACGCCGTTATTTTGATAGGCATTTTCCAGTGTGTCCCAGCTTTGCTTCAGCTCAGTGTACTGCGGCTCAATTTCTTTCAGACGGGAGGAAGCTTGGTCGCGTTCCGCTTGCATCTTACGAAAACCGTAGGCCATTGCGAGTGTTTTTTTCAACTGCTCTGTGTTGTTAAGGTCTACCTTGACCTTACGTTTGCCTTTGTCATCGGTTACAGGGACTTCTAACCAGTTCTGCTCCTGTGCTTCCTGCTCAGGGGCGTCTGCTGCTTCAGTTGTCGATGCTTCCGCGGATTCCGGCGATTCACCCAGTTTGCCTAAATCTCCTAATTCGTTAACCGGCGCGGCTGCTTCTGACGCAGATGGCGTGGCACTGTTTTGAGATGAGACAGCAGGTGTCGAATCAGAGAATAAAGTGCTAAGATTAGCATATCCCTCCGATGTCGATTTGTTGGACAAATAATTTTCCATGCGAACTAATACTCCATGAGCGGCTTGATAACAAGATGGCTCTTAAGCCGTCCCGTAGTACCGACATGGCAAGTTCAGGATAGGCGGATGGTCTAGGTCCACCCTATCCTACTTCGTAGCAAGTGTCAACAATTTTGTCACATTTTGCCGGATACGGGAGCCAGTGGCGGATTGCCCGGTTGTTGCGGAGTTTGGGTAGTATCTGTCTGAGCACCAGTCTGTCCGGCGGAGACAGGCATAGCCCCCGGCATTCCTCCGCCAGCACCAGCCCCGCCCGCGCCTGCTCCTTTGGAGCTAAGCATCTGTTCTCTTTCTTTAATGTGCTTTTCAATCAGCTGTTTTACTTCGGGAGAAAGGTCTCGGAAAGATGCGCCCATTAAATAGCCGTAGGCATATTTCAACATATTTTCGTGGTCTTGCATGTCTCTGGCGGGGATGGACTTGCCGGTTGCAAGCATCTCATCAAAGATTTCCTGTTGGCGGTCCGCGGCCAGCTGAACAATATCATATGCACCTTCCAATTCGGAAAGCTTAACCAGCCTTAGCAAGTCCCGGGGGTCCACGCCTGCTTTCTCGAAAAGCGGCATCATGGTGATTAACTCTTGACGGCGAGATACTGGGTCCAAAGATAAGGAAGCACCGTACTCAACCACTAGGTCAAATCCGGACTGAATGTCCGCGCCCTTAATGTCCAGCGCTTCGAACGCTTTCTCTTTACCGAGGACGTAGATAGTGTGTTCCACGTCCCAATGTCTTCTAACTAAGCTCAAGTAATTCTTGAACATACTTTCCACCAGAAGGGTGTACTTGTTAAATAGGCGGCGACGAATCATGTTGCCCTGGTTCGTGGCGTACTGCATAGAGAAGCCGCTTTGCTCCCGGCTTTGCTGACCGAACATGCTCTCGTTCACCCCGGCCATGTCATCAATACCCTTGCTCATCAATTGAACTAAATCGTTCATAACAGCAGGCAGGGCCATGGGAGCCTGATAGGAGGGTTCGCGTGAGCCTGTCCAGCGAACGATATCATAAGGAGAGTTAGTGATAGAATCATCAGCTATCGCGGTGTCCTCGTGCATTAGAAGGCGAGCCACACCGTGCGCTCTTGCGTTCTCAATCATGGTGTTCATCAGCGCGTTATGTATATCCTGAAGCGGGGACTGGTAAACTACCGTGCTTCTTCCCCAAATGCCCGTTGGATTATCAACGTCGGTCATGATAGAATAAGGGAGATACGCGATTTCAAAACCTTGTTCCATATTATCGCCCAGCTTGCTGCCTTTTTTTAAGGGAGCGAAACGGAACGGAGACGCCACCACTTCGGTAGAAAGTAACTCGCCCTCGCTGGAACAGTAGCAGAATCGACCTTGCATCCCGTTAATTGGCAAGCCCTTTTCCCAGTATTGATAAATTTCAATAACATCAAAGTGGTGTTGCTGTAGGAAAGTTGGTTGTGGTTCTGATTCAAGGGGCTGGCTTGGCTGCGTTGCGGACGCGGATTTTTTCCGTAAGCGGTCAATAAGGTCCTGCTTAGTTGGGAACATAAGACAGGCTTCATCATACGGCAAGTGCATCTTTTCAAATACAAAACGCACCTTTTCCCAGGTCTCCGCATCCGGGTCCACAAAGATGTTCCAAGGAACAGGAACGCAGAAGTCAATCTCGCCTTCGGTCAGGATGTCGCCAGTTTCCGGGTTAAATTCAAGAACATCTCCAAGGTCCGAATTCCAGAATGTTTTAACAAAGGAAGTGCCATAGAGAAGAGCATGGCCGGTTGCCCGGTCCTGCACTTCCTGCAGTTTATGTTTACGGATAGCATACCGAATTAGTCGGTCGGCTGCGTCGGCAGCACGGATATCATGCAAGTCACCAGAGGTAGGGCGGCAAACCACGGACGGCGGGTTAGCGGACATCTGGGAATGCAGGAACCTATAGTTTTTAAAAGAGGTATTTACGGATACCCGGGGCTGGGAGGTGAACGCATCATCCACGCCAGTACCGTCTCCCAGTGCCACTTTCTCAGCGCCTGTTTCATCTACGTTCTGGATTGTGAAGACGATTCTCTCGGCTTCCCGCCAGCCGCGCTCAATATTAATTCGAGCTTGAATGGCGTTTTTAAGACGACGGTTCAATTCTAGCTGAGCTTGGTCCGGGGTAGCCCAGACATTCAGTTTATGTGCCATCTTTCAGTACCTCATCTATTCTAGAAACTAGGTCAGGATTATCAAGACGACTGCGGGCCTTTTTCAGGAATTCAATAGCCTTGCTTTTCTTTGGGCCATGTTCCTCTGCCTCCAGACAGTGTAGCGCATAGCGCACCTTACTTTCAAGTGGAATCGCAGTTTTAACCGATTTACTTGGTAGTTTTTTATCTCTCATTACTGCAATTAGTATCTTAGCCATTGCGAATTCTTCCATCGGCAATTCGCCGTAAATTGGCGTATTTGCGAATATCTTTGCGAAGTTGTTTGCGTTGATTTAGCGCGCCAAGAAGCATTAGGCTGGAGACAGCGTAGAACGGCGCAATACCTAAAATGAATAAGATGGGTTCCATTTATTTACCTTCTCCAGTTCCGGCGCATGCCAACTCTTGAGTTTTTTAAGAATTCCCGCTTGCGGTCTTTTTCAATTTGCATCCTAAGACGAACATGCAGCTCAGGTACCAATTGCGTAATTTCCTGACTTGGAAGGCAGTCGTGCGCGTATATCATGGCATCGTGCAAATGGTAGGAACGGGAGTTGACTACCTTGTCTACCTGAGTCTCGGACCATTGCATGCTTCCCAGTTCGTTAATAAGGTCGCTGCACCACGGGGCAATAAACACCCGGTTCCCTAAAGCGGATTGAAACTTCTTCATCATCTCCGCTCTCCTATTATTTTTATCGTAAGGAGCGACATAAGTAAAGCCCATCTTACTGGCTTGTCCCACATACCAAGTACTGGCTGAGTCACATACGCGCCTAACGATATTAAGGGTTTGTACTTTGTCAGTCACAGCCTTCACTAGGTCCTCTGGAACAAAAATGCCGGACACGTAATCGCAGCGTACCACGTACCAGTTGCCTGTTCCCGGCTGCTCCGCAAACACCACCTGGCCGTGCTTGGATTGGAGCGCGGGGTCCGCACCTTCAACATGCCGCCAAGCGGAAGAGTAGCCCTCCGGGGCCCGAATAGAATGTTCAGGAACAGAGTAGACAGCCTGGTCATCGTCCAGCCAGTCCCCCTCTAGAATACACCTTCTGTACGCTTCCGGGTAACCTTCAAGCTCCCTAAGAATCTTTGCTTTGCGGTCCTCAGAAAGGATTGGGTTAGCGAACATAGACATCTGATACTTACGGGAGTAGGGAGGAGAGTAAGCATCAACTAGCTTGCGGATTTCCGGATTTCTCACTTTAGGAGTAAAGGTACTTACGAACCAACCGTCCTTGGATTGTACCCGTCTTTCCAATTCTTCAAAAAGCTGAATGCTTCTAGGCATTTCGTCCAGCCAGATGAAGTGGAGAACGAAGGCCTGCAACTTCTCTCTAGCCTCACTCTCATTATGGTGGGAAGCGAGCAGTAAAGTGTTGCCCGTTTTCCGGTGGACCACTTTTTGTGGAACCATTCCGACGCGGGGGATGTGCAGTTCATCAGGCTCAAAGAAGCCCTGGATTTTTTTGAGTAATTCTTCCTCGACCTGCTTCATTGTCCTACCGACAAGAAGTCCCATAAGTGGAGTTCTGCCCCACTTACTGGGTCGTTTCCAACCCGGCTTATTCTCAGCTAGGAACCAGGCGGCAAGGCGCGCCCCAAGGGCAGATTTGCCGGACTGGTTACCCGCGGTGACGGCTTGGGTGGAAATGATTCCCCAGTCATCTATTACGTGCTGTTGAAATTGATTTGGACGACTGCCTGGAACTGTAGCGTCAAAGCAGACTTGTCGCTCCAGCTCTTTAAGGCGAGAAGCGGCGGCAATGATTAGGTCTGGAGATGCCGACGACATATTATTTTGTTTCTATGGTTACGACTTGCTGTACGGATAGGCCTTGGTCCTGAAGGAATTGAACTAACTCCTCCTTACCCATTGCTTCTATTGCTTTTTTCTTCTTATCAGTAGCGTTCGCGGAGCCTGCTCCCGCACTTGCTCCTCCGCCCTTCAACTTGCCCGCCATTTCCGCCACTATTTTCACCATCTGCACTCTGGCAGATTGGGCTTTTGGGTCGGTGTTCATTAAGATATCTTCAGCGGAGGCAAGCGCTAGGTGAAGCAAATAGTCCAGTCTCTCGTCCACTACGGTGCTGGACAGGAACCAGTCTTTAAAACCCGGTTTTTGCCACCATGTCGCCAGAGCGGCGCTTTGGGTCAATTGCTGCGCTGCGGCTAAGGTGATGGACCTGGCATCCACCAGCGGGTTGTCGGCCATTCTGGACCAGAATTTGGCACGCACACGGGCTTGCGCCTCAGTGGGATGAAACACTACGTCGCTCACCTCGGCAACCCCTGTCCCAGTTGATACTAGGAGGGGCGCCTCGGGTGACGGGTGAAGTCCTGGGTTGTCCGTTTTTTCCTGATTGGAAAGAGGAGAGGACAAGGCGGGCAGGACACTCTTTCTTAAGTTAGTCATTTCTTCTCCGAATCAGCATTCCAATGGCAGAGGGGGAGGGTGGGGCGAACGCGTACACGTCCCCAAGCGTACTTGATATCAAAGGTATCAATGTAGCCCATGGAATGAAGGAAAAGAAGTTGGTCGTAAAGTTTTGAGGAGTTAAGTTTTAGAAGACGGGCAAGGGGGCCCATTTTAAGAAGAACAAAGCCGTCCGGAAGGCGCTCGATGCCCGCTGCCGGGTCCGCCGGTTTATATAGGAGTATCGCTAGAAGCCGGTCGGCCATGTAGCGATGACGAATTGGTTCTGTCTTGGACATAGGTATACTCCTGTGGCAAGGGTATCCTAGTAGCAGAAGTGTGTCAATAGATAAATCGTAGCAAAGTATATACAGTCAAGAGGCTGCTAGTACTGTGCCCGCGAAAGTCCCGCACGCTTTGCATAGATGTCAATAACAGTAAAGCAAGTAGTATCCCCTAGTGACTGTAGCCAGTTACTGTTCTAAGCCCCGTCACTGACTGTCGGGCGCTAGCTACCCCAATATGCGTGTCCCGGCGCCTCCTGTCAAGGGCAAGTTTGGAGAGCGGCAATACTAAAAACAAAAGCCCATTCGCTATTCTGGAACAGCGAACAGGCAACTTGTTTTGGTTCGTTGAAGTTTGTCGGGATACCCGCCACACCGCATCGACATCTAGAGACATACGCACCCTTTCCCTCGGAAAGAGTTATCTGACTCTACAATAAACATACCTCACATTTCGGGACCCGTCAATAGGGGAATATGCCAAATTGGCATAAAGTGCTATCCGCGCCAGTGGGTTACCTGGGGTTTTGGTGGGGGGGCCAGGTGACGGGGTGCCGCCTCGTGATACAGATGCCACGAGTTACACTAAGGAGTAGCAGTCAGCGGTCGAGTTTGCCTTGGGGGGGCCAGGTCCTGTTGTGTCGCCCTGTTTCCGCCTAATTGGCCAAGCGTTCTCAGCATATAGGCTCCCCAGTGTGGGAGGATATTCCTGGATTTGCACACGCCTCGCCCCCACTTGGCAAGGGTGTCCAAGGGTTGGCCAGTGACCAAACTTTGGTGACTAGGCCTTTGACATTCGCCTCTTATGCAAGTTCTGTGCTAGTGCTGGGCTGGGGGGGGGGCCATGCAAGTTCTGTGCTAGTAATGCGCGCGCATGGCAGGTGAGTGAGGCGATGGGCTAGGGGTAACATCCTTGCCGGCCCTATATAAGGCATTGATGATTGCCGGGCTGGGGGGGAGCTGGTACGTGTCTAGTCCTTGGCCGATTCAGCTGTTCAAGGATTGAGATTGATATTGCCCAAGAATTCGCCCATTCTCAACCATTCTCAATATTGTGTCTAATCCTTAGTCAGTCCTATTCTAGACCTTTCCCAATAATTCTAGCCCGTTGTCCGTTGGCATGCCGTTTGCTATATAGTATATGTGTTCAGCGATACTGCGGACTACAAACTGAGGTACCCAACATGTTCATTACCTACGCTATCTGCTTAATCGTTATTCTTGGCTCTATCATCGCTGTTGGTGAAAT